CTCAGTCTCTCTTGTTCCGTCGCCGGGCAGTATCTCTCCTACGACAGATGACTCAGTGATGGCATTAACTACTTTGAGTCTTTTCCGTGCTATATTACCCAAAGATCTTAGCGTAACCCGAGCATCTTCCCTGACCTCTGTAAGCCAAATGACTAGTTCAAGATCAGGTCGGCTATTCATAGAGGTCGCTTGCCTTCTCAAGACCTTAGCGTCTGCAGGATCACTCATAGGGTACAAGTCTGAGGGAAACTCCGACAACAAAGTGTCGGCCAGGGCGATGGTGTCAGCGCAATGTTTTTCCAGATCATACAATGTAAGACCTGTATAGGGCAGAAACATGTTTTGAATGCGTGACATCTGTGTGCTTTGTTTCACCGTAATTGGTGCATCATGATTCAGGTCCGCACTAGAACCTGATGATGGTTGTAACAACTTAGTAGGTCGTCAACAAGTAAGATGGACTGGGGACGCAACCAGAACATCTGTTTGTGCTTTTCTAGTCCAGAAAAGCTCTTAGCCACCAGCATTAGCACAAAACGCTGGCTTCCGTATTTCCACTCTGGACAATCATTTCTGCCTCTGCACTATGATCATGTTCATTGCAGTCATCTCCCCAGAGCTGATAAGAAATCAACTCATACGTAGGGGCATTTTTGTTCCACCATTCAATGGTAGAATAATCAAAGTCAACCAAGCAGTCACCCAAAAACTTTCGCACTTTACAGAACTGGGTTTTATCACAATGGAAGTACAACTCACGAAGAGCGGCACGACACGTATCAAATAACTGATGGTCAACACTCACGTTGCCGCGAGGGAGGTACCAGGTAAGCGATCGCAGGATCGATTCCATTGCCAAGGGGGCTATCCACTTATCATCTCTCTTACGCAAATGGCGCTTGAGGAAGGTGATATCTTCTCGGGTAGTGAAGGGTGATACTTTAGCCTTCTTATCTGAACTAGTATAAATCATACCCAGCTCTTCTTTAGCAACTTTTTGAATCACAGCATTATTAAATGATTTATGACACTTAGGTGATACTGCCACAACTGAATCATCTCCGTAGAGTTTTGCATAAACCTCTTCAAAGAAATCACATTCCTCATTCTCTGCTTGACTATAGAAACAATACATTAATATAATTAGCAAGGTAAGACAATTGAGCTCAGCTGTAGCGTATGTTCCAGATGGTTGAAATCCCTCTTTTGAAAAGAGATCCTGCAACATACACACATAAACTTCTAACTGATCATTAATCACACCGTTAGTAGCTTTTAAGGCCATATCATTGTATCCAGCTTCTGACAAAACATTCAAAATTACCTCATAAGCAACATTTCGAATATCGGCTGGAGCTGTGATATCAAAGACCTTGAAGTCACCATCAAAAATATAAGGGGAAAAACCAAACAGAGGATCTGCCACACTTGCGGCGTCTGCATGCATATTTACTCCCACAGCACTGTAGAATATACCACCATGTTCCACCATTAAGGAGAAGAAGGGGTACAAAAACATCCTACACAGTATCAAGAAGTCAAGGGGAGGCATGTAAAACACGCGAGTCCTGCCAGCTAAAACTTTCTCTTGTGGTCTGGGTTCGTCTTTCAACTTGGCAACAAACACAGGGTTACTACGCTCATCAGCAAAGTAGCACTCCAAGCGATGTTTCATGGATTCAATAACCTCCTCAGTAGGAAGACGAACAAGATATTCATCTGTATCCTCATACACAGGGAGATGATCACTCTTCTTTCCTTTGTACCCAAATCCTGGTGACGTGGATGCGTTAATTCTTCGTAGAAAAGGATCATGTTCAACTGTGTTCACGGCTGTTCTCATATCGAGAGGCTTCAAGCAGATTTTCTTCTTCTCAATAAAAG